TCTAACTTCTGAAAAGCTTGCTTATAAGTTACCTTAGCTTCAGAACCAATTTGTGTACCTGCTTCTTGAGCAATACGGGCTTGTGCTGGATTGAGTTTTTCAACAATCCAATCTGTAAATCTTGACATAGTTTTCCCTTAAGTGAACTCTGAGAAAAAACTACCAAAGCTCTTTTTGGGTATTGGCGCTGATTCCACCACATCACCAGTATGTTTTGCACGCTGCGTTTCTATCCAGTGAGCCTGTTTGGGTTCACTGCCAGGGCGCGGAGCCTTACCGTAAACACTGTGCAGCGCTACATGATGACGATTACAAAGGGTGTAAACTTGGTCATATAACTCTACATGGTGCTCTTCAATAAACTCATCTCGCACAGCTAAAATACCGGCATCTGTTGAAATATCGTAACCCTTGGCTTCAGCCCATTTATCTAGGAGTATAGTAACTGAGTGTAGGTGGTGCAGTTCTAAATCTTGTGAACTATCACAGATATGGCACCGATCTTGTTTTTCATAGGCTGCTTTAGCCCTGTCGCGAACCCACTTTACGGGAATTCGCTTGTTTGTGTTTTTGGCCATTTACTTTAGTGTTGAACGTAACATCCAACTATGCTTGCGATGTGCATCTTGACGATCTGCTAAAAAGTTAGCTAGTCCATAATCGCCCATTGACTCGGCCGCAACATAAGCACTACGGCAAATCTCAGCCATCAAATCACTATCAGCTAAAAGTTCTTGTGTCATTTGCATGGCAGTAGGCACAGCTTCTTGACACTCAACTGCTGAAATCTCGGTATAGACTTTGAAACTTGCAGGTGCGTAAATTCTGAGTGCGCGTAATTCTTCTGCAAACTTATCAATGCTGCCGTATACTTCACCATAGATATCGCCGAACAACTCGTGATATTGTTTGAAGTCACTTCCTTCAACATTCCAGTGAAAGCCAGCAGCTTTCAAAAAGAACGAGAACTCTGAGGCAAAAGCCGCTCGGAGCATCTGTTCGTATGCAATTCTATCCATTTTATTCTCCAAGGGTACAAAACTATACCACAATTACCTAGTATTATAACCCAAAGGCAACAAAAAGTCAATACACAAATTTTTTATACCATTATACTGTATAGGTATATAAGGCATAACGAACAGCATCAGCCATGTGACTATATTCATCATGCTGCGGGCGTTCACGTTGGAGCCCCTCACGTTGATCCCAGCGATACTGGTCAAACATAGCACGCACATGAGTGCAGTGTGGAGCAACCTTTAGTCTGCCTTGCTGAAGTAGTGTTTGCACATACGCGATGCCGGGCAAGACATCTTTTTTGGCTTTGGTGGTTGAGATATTGTAAAGATAAGCAAGGTCGCTGGCAAACTGTGCAGCTGCTGAGTCAATAAAAGTAACTTCAACACCATGCTTGTCATTGAACTCAGTAAACGCTTGGGCATGTTGCTCTGTGGTCTTTTCCGATTTTAAGTATTCGTCGACAATAAAAAAGCAATCACGGTTCCAATCGTAAACGACAGTGCAGTGAGCAGTAGCATCTCGGTAACCAGGGTCGCACCCAGCAAACGCTTCACCTTTGAGGTCTTCAGGAATTTCACAAACATCTTCATCTTTTAATGCATAAATTTGTCCTTCAAACACTGTGAAAGACGCTAAATATTCTTGTTCAAATTCGGCTTTTGACATGCTTCGTCGCGCTTCCGCAACATCCGACTCAGCCATACGAGTATTTTCAGTGTAATCAGCTTGCAAGCTAATCCACTCAGGAAAGTTAGGGTCAAAGCCACGATTATAAAATTGACTAAACCAGTTATTACGACCACGTGGTGTTGAAATAAAAATAGCTTTGGCGTTGGGCTTGTCTAGTGTAGGACGCAATGCAACGTTAAAGGCTGCTTCACCGCCTTCGCCAAGTGCAGCTTCGTCGAATATAATTAAGTCGTAGCTGCGACCCACAGTTGAGTCAACTGTTGATAGTGAACCCATGCGAATGGTACTACCATTTGATAATTCAATAATCTTGTCTTTTAAGTTATCACGTGCAACTTCTAGGTCAAAGTGTTTGATCAATTTACGTTGCAGTTCAAATGAAATAGAGCTTAGGTTATAGTTAGGCGAAATGATTAACACATTCGACCCAGGTACTAGTGTTACTAGTTGACCAATAATGTTGGCAATATAAGTTTTGCCTAGTCGACGTGCAAGTGCAGCGCAAACAAAACGATACTTGGGATCGTTGATGGCATTGATTAGTGCAATCTGTGGGCGATTGATTGTATCGTAGATGTTTAGTAGCTTAAGATAATTGTTAATGGGTAGCTTAATAAACCGCTGTTGAGGGTCGAACTCAACAATAGCATCTACATTAACTTCGGGACGTGAAACTACTAACATTCTTTGCTTTCTACTAGTATAAATCCTAGTCGGTCGCCACATGCACTGGCATAAAAATTTTCTTTCCAAACTGGTACAATAGTATCAGCATTGTGATTTTCAAAGTCGTCGTTGTAGCGAAAGTGTACTTCAATTACACGATCACCAATTACTTCAACATTAAAGTGTGGATAACGACTAGCTACTTCTTCTAAAACAGGCGGTAATACAAATTGTTCCGATATACGTGTCCAGTAAGAGAATCGATCTAGCCGAGATGAACTACGAAATCCTTCAACAGCTAGTACCTGCACACCATAGTGGTAGTCAAAGCTTAAGTGTCTGCCTGAAAACACTTCACACCAAAAATATCCAAGTGGAATTGAGTCTGAGTTCAAGTATTCAATTGATGCACCCAAACCCATCATACGCAAGTTCATGACGGGACGAACTATGTAAGTTCCAGGTTTAGGCGCTACTCCAGCAGGGCCACAGTAGTAACCCAACCGCTTGGCTAAGATAAGTTTGTCGACGCACCAAAGATCAGCAACGTCAATTGTTTCAAAAACGTCACAGTCATTTACTTGTTGCATTAATACTTTCCTGATGCTAACACAATCTTGCAAATGTGTTCTAGTCGCTCAATATGTTCGTAAGCACGCCAAGGTGTTGTGTCTACTGCAACTACTCCATGACCAGTAATACCCACAATATCAAAGTTAATAACTCCAGACTTACGTAATCCCAAGTTTTCATGGCACGCATTTGCAAGCTCTTGTGATATAGGTTCTACAGCTCCAACGTTAGGAGCTACTTTGGTATAACGGTTTAGTTCAGGAAAGTCTTTGCAAATTGTTGATAAATCAATGCCAGCATGCATAGCTGCAATGCAATAAGTAGGATGCACGTGTACAACCACACGCACATCACCAACGATCTCACGTTGTAGCCCAAAGTGCAGTGGCAGCTCGCCACTAGGCTGCAACTTTGAGCTAATATCAGTATAAGGCAGTATATCGTGACCATACCACAATTCTGGTGGTTGGCCATAATATCCACTAATTATCTTGATCTTTTTAAACTGATCTGGCTGCAGTGTTTGTTTACGCACGCCACTTGGAGTAATATAAAAGTGATCACGGTCTTGATGCCTAACAGAACAGTTACCATCGCGACTGGTAATCCAGTTACGCTTGTAAGCGTCAGTCATAATATCACATATTGTTTCTAACATTAAACGCCTTCTCCAGTAATTAATTTTTGCACCAGCTGTGAGTACTTTGATCCATCAAGTCCTTCGTTGATTTGCACATTTACTTGCTTTTGTGGGCCTGTAGACTGCTTGGCTTTTTCTAGTGCGATTTCGCGATCCATTAAATCCATTGACATTTTATGCGACATTTGCAGCAATTCGGCAATGTCTTTGGTTGATCCAGTTTGTGATTCTTCAAGTTCTTGAAACTTTTGTTTGATTAGTGCGTCCATGGCACGTCGCATTAAGAATCGGTTGTTGTAGCCTGAATCAAAAAACACCGAGTCAATATAGCTTTTAACTTCACGTCGGGCTAATAAATTAGTAACGACTTCAGGGTCTAGATCTAGTTCTTGGGCTACTGCACGGGCGTCATTAAGCTGGAGGTAGGCATTTGCTACTTCCAGTGCTTCCGGAGAGATTCGTACGGTTTCGGCAGGTAGATGAGTTGTCATGGTATAGTCCTTTAGTGTAGATTATACCAGTTTAGGGGGTTGGTGGCAAGTGTGGATTTTGGCACCTTAGGGTGTTTGGAAATTTTCTTATAATGGCCGTGTCGGGGGGCGCATAGGCGGTGGGGTATATTATAGTCCGATAACCGCCCCCTGTCAATAGGTGTTTATCCCTATGTTGTATTTCAACACACTTGATCTTTGGTAGGTTATTCGTGTATAATAGAATACATGATGACAAGGGAAACCAACATGAAATTGATAAACGAAATTTTACAAGCTATCTTGTTTGTTGCAATAACCTTTTCACCATTGTGGATATGGCTTGCATTAATGAAGCCATGATGTTATAATATCTTTTTAGGAGAAAATAAGATGACTACCAAAGCTGTGAATTATACCGCAGAACAAACTGCGAAGATGATTGCCGATTACCAATCAGGCATGACTGTTGAAATGATTGCTGAAACATTCGGCAAAACTGTTCGTTCTGTTGTTGCAAAATTGAGCCGTGAAAAGGTTTATGTTGCTAAAGCATACAAAACAAAATCAGGCGAGACACCTATCAAAAAAGATGTTCACGCTGATTTTATTGGTGATGCATTGGGTTTGACTGAAGCCGATACAGAATCACTCACCAAAGCAAACAAAATTGCTTTGATGAAAATTGCTGATTTTATCAGGGCTGAAAAGACCTTGTAACCAATAGGGGCTTTGCCCCTATCTTGTTTTATCTGATATAATAACACCTATGAAAAATTTTGAAATTGTTGAAAGCTACTTAGCTAAAAAATACCCTAATAAACCTTATGCTATTCGCAATGGTAATGGTTGCGTTTGGGTTTCTATGGGTTTGATTGAAATGTACTTTATGGTACACAATGGTACAATTACAGACATACAGGTTGACTAATGATTGAATTTATTTTATACTTATCTGCTTTTATTGCGTTTGTGGCTGTTAAGGTTGCGTTATTAAATTGGGTTTTCAAATGATTAGATCAGATAAAACAAGATTGTTCCAGCTTATGCTTCAAGATGAGTTTAAGCTAAAGCATAGGGTTAATTTTGCAAAGACTAAGGTTTTGCGTTTTGATGGTGATTCGTGCATGGGAATGTATGAAGGCGAAAAGATCAACGCTAAAAAATGCAATCATAAAATTCGCATTGCCACTAGCGAAATAAAATCAGACCTTGATTTGTTTTCAACATTAGCGCATGAGTATGTTCACGCATGGCAAATGGAGCAAGACAAAGATTTGGGACACGATACGAAAACAGGTTTCACCCAATGGCGTAATTATTTTAAGGCTTATTACAATATAGATCTGGTTTCATTTTGAATACCAAGGTTTGCAGAAAAAATTGAATACTCAGGTACTCAATTTTGCGCCAAAATTATATCATAATTTTGGAGCGTGTGTCAAGGATTTTTTATAACATATTTTTTATAGGGCTATTGTTTTTTGGCATTTTTAGGCGTATAATATAAGACATGATGAAAAGGAACAATATGACTACCACTCAAAAACTCGCATTGGCTTACGCTCAAAAATTGGTTGCTTACTACGAATCAAAAATTAAATCGGAATCAGAGGAGCGTATTGCTTACAGAGAAATGTGCGATGCACAAAACGCTTTGGCGTATGAAGCAGAAGCAGAAGCGAATTATCGCCCTGAGTATAATTGAATACTCAGGTTTGCAGAAAAAATTGAATACTCAGGTATTCAATTTTGCGCC